GCAAATACCTGGTGGCCTGCAGACAAATGGCCGACAAGGCGACGGCATGATCAGCCAAGAGCTACAGGACAAGTTGCCCAAATTGGCAGCACTGTTTGGCAATTCAATCATCACCAGTTTGAATGATGCCGAATCATTTAGAGAAGGCAATACTTACCCGCACAAACCACCGGACAAACACGGATTAGGACGTGCCATCGATTTTCAAATTCCTAGCTATTGGGCTTCAGCCACAATGCAACGTGATCCCGAGGCAGTTAAATTATCAAAAGAGTATGTGGAGAGGATCAAGAGTTTGGGATTCAGCAATGTCAAGGACGAATATCTCTACCCCAACATGGGAAGAACCACTGCAGGACATTTTCATGCCGAACTTGAAAAAGGTGCCATTGTCAAAGCCTCTACCGGCGGAACCGACGTTAGGGTAGCAGAAAAAGGCAGTAACGAGTTGATAGCTCCGCTCAAAGACGGCATGTTGCCAGGCATGCGTGACCTAATCGGGGCCATAAATGATTTGGTTGATATTACGAGTGCCCACAAATCATCTACGGACAAATTAATACGAGTTATGTCATAATTCGTGTAAATAAATCATAACAAGAGAAAATAAATATGGCCGGCTGGAAAAAGTATTTTAAAACTAGTAATTTACCAAGTAACATTAGTCCCATGGGCGGGGGTCGCCAACCTGATTTGGGCATGCGCAATTATCAAAGCCAATTGCCCGAAGTTTACATTGGACATCCAAATCGTGTTGAGCGTTACAACCAATACGAGCAAATGGACATGGATTCGGAAGTGAATGCGGCGCTTGACATCTTGGCCGAGTTCATGACTCAAAAGAACGAGGAGAATCACACCAGTTTCAGACTCAAGTTCAAAGAAACTCCCAGCGACAATGAAGTAAAGATTCTCAAAGAGCAACTGCAACAGTGGGTTGCCTTAAACGAATTCAACAAGCGTACATTCAAAATTGTGCGTAATGTCATCAAGTACGGAGACCAAGTTTTTATTCGTGATCCCGAAACATTCAAATTGATGTGGACCGAAATGAGCAAGGTTACTAAAGTTATTGTTAACGAGGGTGAAGGCAAAAAACCCGAGCAGTACTTGATCAAAGACTTGAATCCCAACTTTCAAAACTTGACAATGACTGCGGTGGCCACAACAGACACTTACATGAATCATCCACAAACAGGTGGACCCAGCGGTGCTTATGTACAACCACAAACACCATTTGGCGGCGGTAGTCGCTTTAGCCATGCCAAGAACGAAGCAGCAATTGCTGCCGAACATGTGGTGCATCTAAGTTTAACTGAGGGCTTGGATGTGTTTTGGCCGTTTGGTAACAGTGTGCTAGAGAACATCTTCAAGGTGTTTAAACAAAAAGAATTACTTGAAGACTCGATCATTATCTATCGTATACAACGTGCCCCGGAACGTCGAGTGTTCAAGATTGACGTGGGCAACATGCCTTCGCACATGGCCATGGCGTTTGTGGAACGGGTCAAAAACGAAATACATCAACGTAGAATACCCACACAAAGCGGTACTGGATCAAATGCCAACATGATGGATGCCACATACAATCCCCTAAGTCAAAACGAAGATTACTTTTTCCCAGTCACAGCCGAAGGACGTGGATCCAGTGTTGACGTATTTCCGGGCGGTACTAACCTAGGCGAAATTACCGATTTGCGATTCTTTACCAATAAACTATTCCGTGGTTTGCGTATTCCTTCAAGCTATTTGCCTACCACGGCCGATGACGGTAGCCAAGCCTACACAGACGGTCGTGTAGGCACAGCATTGATCCAAGAATGGCGTTTTAATCAATATTGCCAGCGTTTACAAGCCATGATATGCGAGGCATTGGATCGAGAATTCAAACTGTTTATGCGTTGGAGAGGCTTTAATATTGATGGAAGTTTGTTTGATTTAAGTTTCAACGAACCACAAAACTTTGCACAATACCGCCAAGCCGACATTGATACTGCACGTATTGCTACATTTACACAACTAGAACAGTATCCTTATCTTTCTAAACGTTTCTTAATGAAGCGTTATTTGGGCATGACCGAGCAAGAAATTGCCGAGAACGAAATGGCTTGGGCCGAAGAACGTGGTGATGTAGAAACAGCCGCAGTGGAAGCTCCGGGACTACGCAGTGTGGGAGTGAGCCCGGGTAGCATACAGAGCGACATGGACAACCTAGGCGGAGAAGCAGGCGCTGCAGACACCACCGCAGGTGCTGCTGGACCGGGAGAAGCTGGACCGGGTGCAGGCGCAGGCGTAAATGCTGGCGCAGGCGGCGCTGGATTGTAACAAAAAGGTTAAATAGAGTTATGTTTATATTAGAACTCTTTGACAAAGCACCTGCCGGCTATCACGATGAAAAAAGTGATCAGAGCACTCTTAAACTAGACAATAGTCGCCAGACTAGAATAACATTTGCACATCTACACCAGCTGAGAATGTCGCACGATGTCAAGAAACTTGAACACGAGAAAAAACTTGAACAAACAGCTAAACAGTACGCACCAGCGCCCGAAGCAGGCGGAGCTGGCGGTTTAGCCGGAATCTAACTGTAATAAATCCGTAAAATAGCCAAAAAACCCACCTTATAGCGGTGAAATATGCGTAGTTATGTAAATAACTTTACAAAGCCAATTTTATAAGGACGGATTTATGAACAAGTTTGAAAAACTAATAGAATACATCATCAATGATGAAGACCAAAAGGCTCGCGAGCTTTTCCACTCAATCGTAGTAGAAAAGTCACGTGACATCTATGAGTCTATCATGGATGAAGAGCAAATGCAAGAAAAAGTACACGGTGACCAAGTTGGTGACATGGTGGACGAGATCGACTCAGAAGAAAGCATGCACGAAGCTGACGGAGAAGAATTCGGAACTGACGACGACATGGGCGATGACGACATGGGCGATGACGACATGGGCGATGACGACATGGGCGATGACGACATGGATCATGAAGAAAGCGATGCTGAAGCACACGGCGAGATTGAAGATCAAGTCATGAGCATTGACAGCAAGCTAGATGAATTACTAGCCAAATTTGACGAGATCATGGGCGGTGAAGAGCACGGTATGGAAGCACCAGAAATGGGCGCTGACATGGGCGCTGAGCCAGAAATGGATCACGAAATGAGTGCTGAGCCAGAAATGGAAGAAATGGGCATGATGGAAGGCGAGCAACCTGAGTGGTTGAAGAAAGGTTCTGGCAAATCAGGATCTGGATCAGCAGCAAGTGGTAAGTCTGGTAGTGCTAAAATGGAAGCAGCAAAAGCTGGTTCAGCAGTAAGCGGCAAGAGTGGATCTGCTAAGTCTGGTACATCAGGCAAGTCTGGATCAGGCAAAACAGAAGGACGTAAGTCAGCAGCTGAAATGATGCGTGAGTATGTTGAGAAGATTGAAGACATCAACTTGACACCTGGCACATACAGCGAAGGCGAGCCAGTTGGCGCAGGACAAGGTACCAAGAAAGTTGCAGTAAACAACAAAAGTATCAGCCTAGATAAAGGACCTGACTTTGGTGGTACAAGCGAAAACATCATAACCAAGAAGGGTAACACCAACGAAGTTCCTGATGGAAAATCAATCCCCAAGCCAAAGAGCCCATACGACACAAGCGCACCACAAGAGCATCCAGTAGCTAAAAAGAATGTAAACGTTCCTGGTGGCAACGCTGGCAAGAGCGGTTTCAAGAACAGTGAACCAGCATACAAAGATGGTGGCGACGGACAAAATAAAGAATCTGGCAAGAAAGTTGGTTCAGCAAAAGACGGAAGCGTTTCTATTAACAAGAAGTCTGAGCTAGGACAAGCTGGTCAGCCAACAGGCAAGAAGATTTAATAGGATAGGCACAATAAAATGGCTTTGTACCTACGCGAGGACTTAACTTTTGACCGTGCGAATATTCAAGTAGTACTTGAAGAATCGAAAGACGGAAAAGGCAAGGATCTCTATATGAAAGGGATATTCATCGAGGGAGGCGTGAAGAACGCTAACCAACGTGTTTATCCCGTTCACGAAATACAAAAAGCCGTTGAGACTATCAACGAACAAATCAAGGGCGGCTACTCTGTACTAGGAGAAGTTGACCATCCAGATGATTTAAAGATTAACCTAGACCGTGTTAGTCACATGATTGAAAGCATGTGGATGGATGGTCCTGCAGGTTTCGGCAAATTAAAAATATTACCAACTCCAATGGGCAAACTAGTTGAGTCCATGATTACAAGCGGCGTCAAGCTGGGCGTAAGTTCACGTGGATCAGGTAATGTTAACGAAGGAAGTGGACACGTTAGTGATTTTGAAATCATTACAGTCGACATTGTGGCACAACCTAGTGCCCCACACGCTTATCCAAAGGCGATTTACGAATCGTTAATGAATTATCGTGGTGGTAGTAAAGTATTTGAACTAGCAACTGAAGCTAGTCAAGATCAAAAAGTACAAAAGTACCTGAAAGAATCCTTAACCGGATTTATTAAGGAATTAAAACTATGACAATAGCCTACGTGTGTCATGGAATAAGGGATTGTCTGGGGATGCAAGATGCAAAAGATCAGACAACGCAAAAAGAGCAATTAGTTTAGCTCGTACTGGGACTAAATGGGACGAGAACACTAAAGCAAAAATTTCTCTTACTGAAAAGAGAACAAAACAATCGATTAAGTTTGAAATAAACAAAAATCAAAATATAAAAGGAGAATCCATATGTTAGATGCAATTCGACCATTGTTGGATAACGGAATTATTAACGAGTCGACTCGTACCGCTATTGCTGAAGCTTGGGAAGCTCGTCTTTCTGAAGCCAAGGAACAAGTACGTGCTGAACTACGTGAGGAATTCGCACAACGTTATGCACATGACAAGTCAGTTATGGTTGAAGCTCTTGACAAAATGGTTACAGAAAGCCTAACTGCTGAACTACAAGAGTTCGCAGAAGAGAAACAAAAACTAGCCGAAGATCGTGTGAAATTTAAAACTCACATGGTTGAAAGTGCGGGCAAGTTCAATGACTTCATGGTTGCAAAACTAAGCGAAGAAATTAAAGAACTACGCCAAGATCGTAAAACTTATGAGTCAGCTATTGCTAAACTAGAACATTTTACTATCCGCGCATTGGCAGAAGAGATCAAAGAATTTGAAGCAGACAAGCGTGCCGTAGTGGAAACTAAGGTTCGTCTAGTTCGCGAAGGTAAAGCTAAACTGGCTGAACTACAACAAAAATTCGTTGCTCAATCTGCAGAAGCAGTTAAAGAGGCTGTAACCAGTTCGTTAGAGTCAGAATTGACTCAACTCAAAGAAGACATTGCCGTGGCACGTGAAAACATGTTCGGTCGTCGTCTATTTGAAGCATTTGCTACAGAATTTGCTGGCACTCACTTGAATGAGAACAAGCAAATTCGCAAGTTACAAAGCACAGTAAATGTGTTGACTAACCGATTACAAGAAGCAGTTTCTGCAATCGAAAGCAAACAGGCTATAGTTGAATCAAAAGAACGTGAAGTTCGTATTATCAAGGAATCAGCAGAGCGCAAGGAAATGCTTGCTACCATGTTGAAACCTTTAAACAATGAGAAGGCTGCGATCATGCAAGACCTACTCGAGAGTGTGCAAACTGATAAACTTCAGAACGCATACGAAAAGTATCTACCAGCAGTTCTAAACAACAGTTCGGTTAAAACTCCAGCTCCACAAGCTAAAGTATTAACAGAATCACGTTCAGAAGTGACCGGAGATAAAACAACTGCTAAAGCTGCCGTAAAAGTTGAAAGCACAGAGTCGCAAGACAACGTGTTTGAGATTAGACGTTTAGCAGGGCTTAATTAAACCCTAAAAGGAAAAGGAAAGAAAATGTCACAAGTATTATTAGAAAGCCGTTGGGGCGAAACCAAAGAAGCCCTGTTAGAAGGCTTAAATGGTTCTAAGAGAACAAGCATGGCAGTTATTCTAGAGAATACTCGCAAAATGCTTGCAGAAAATGCAACAGCTGGTGCAACACAAGCTGGTAACGTAGCAACACTTAACCGTGTTATTCTACCAGTTATCCGTCGTGTAATGCCTACAGTTATTGCTAACGAGATCATTGGTGTTCAACCAATGACAGGTCCAGTTGCTCAGATTCATACACTACGTGTACGTTATGCTGACAACATGACAGATAGCTCTGCTTACGCAACATCAGCTAACGCTGGTGATGAAGCACTATCACCATTCAAGATTGCAGTTGCTTACTCTGGTTCTAATACAACTGGTCAAGCTACAAGTACTGCTGCTCTTGAAGGTATTGCTGGTAACAGAATCAACGTTCAAATCTTGAAACAAGTTGTTGAAGCTAAAACACGTAAATTGTCTGCTCGTTGGACATTTGAAGCTGCGCAAGATGCACAATCTATGCACGGTTTAGACGTAGAAGCTGAAATCATGGCAGCATTGGCTCAAGAGATCACAGTTGAAATCGACCAAGAGATTCTAGGTTCACTACGTGCTCTAGCCGCTACTGATTACACATTTGATCAGTCTGCAGTTAGTGGTACTGCTACATTCGTTGGTGACGAGCACGCTGCTCTAGCGGTTCTAATCAACAGAACAGCAAACTTGATTGCACAACGTACACGTCGTGGCGCTGGTAATTGGGCAGTTGTAAGTCCTGCTTCATTGACAGTACTACAATCAGCTACAACATCAGCATTTGCACGTACTACAGAAGGTACATTCGAAGCTCCTACAAACACCAAGTTTGTTGGTACATTGAACGGCGCAATGAAGATTTATGTTGACGGTTATGCAAACGACGGCCAAGCAGTATTGGTTGGATACAAAGGTTCTAGCGAGGCTGATGCAGCTGCGTTCTATTGCCCATATATTCCATTAATGAGTTCTGGTGTTGTTCTGGATCCATCAACATTCGAACCAGTAGTTAGCTTTATGACACGTTATGGTTATGTAGAATTGACAAACACTTCTTCATCACTAGGTAACGCTGGCGACTACGTTGGTGAGATTGCTGTTGCAAACTTAACATTCCAATAATCAAGCAATACTTGATATAGGAAATTCAAAAAAGCACTTTCGGGTGCTTTTTTGTTGGCGGTGTCATCGGCGTCATAAATATCTATGTGACAACAGTCACAAGCTCGTGTTTAACACACATACACACAAAGGAGAAAAACTATGAGCAAAACACCTTACGAGATTCGTCTCGAACTTCTAAAAATGGCTAACGAAATTCTTGTGACGCCAGTATTTCAAAAACGACAATCATTAACTGATGAGTATCACTCTAAGTTAACTGATGCTAATCGCGGTACGCTACCTTTCCCAACATTGCCTGACTTTCCATCTAGTACAGACATTGTGACCAAGGCCGAAGAACTCAAAAAGTTTGTAGACCAAGCGTAAAACTAAGCCCCGCAAGGGGCTTTTTGCATTGCAGTGGTAAATACTAAGTTCATAAGAATTCTCGGAGCACCAACTTCGGGTAGCCTAGAACGCTATTTTTAAGGAGAAAATAAAATGGCAAAATTAAAAATTACAAACACAAGCACAGACGGTATTATACATGACCGTTATACCGGACCCGAATTCATCAATGGTGCCTACGTTGGTGGTACTGGCGGTAACACAACACAAGCAGGACGCCAAATCAGCCCCACAGTCAAAATTGGTTCAGGCACAACTGCTGCAGGATCAATTACTGCACAAAAAGGCGCACACAAATATCACGTGACTGATAACTCAGGCAATTACGCTACTGCTACGCTGGTAAATCTAGCAACACCCACAGTGGCCAACACCATGAGTATAGCACTTACCCTAAACGTAATCACATCTGCAAACGTTATTGCTGCCAACGTGGTTGGAAACGCTACCAGCACTTATGTTACATACGCAACTGCCAACGTGGTTGGTCCAGCCACAATTGGTGTTAACAGTGTACTACTAGGACTAGGCGGAAATACTGCTGGTTTAGTTACTGCGGTTAACGCAACAGTTGCTGGATTGGCAAACGTCACAATCGCAACAACAGGAAACGTAGCAGCTCAAACAGTGGCTTTTGCCAACAATACTGCATACGCTAGCCGTATTACAAACCGCTACGTATACGATTTTGGTAACGACGGCAACTTGAGCACAAACATTTCTGGCGGATACAATCCCAACAAATGGCGTTATCACTTGGCTACGCCAGATTCTACTTATATAATGGTTGCATACGCTTAAAAACAATCAGCTATAAGTGAGTATAGCACTCTTTTAAAACGGCCCCCGGGCCGTTTTATTTTGACAAATCAATATATTGTATGCAGCTAAATATACAATAAACAAGGTTTTCGCGATGAGTACTACACAAAGAGTTTCTGGCAATTTAACGATTCAAACGTTGAATGCCACTGATCAAATCACGTTCATAAGTTCAAATCAAATCAACGTAGATTGCCCAACGGTGTTGGTTAACGGCAACTTGTTTGTGACTGGTAACAGTCAAACAATCAGCAGTGTAGACAGTGCTATTACCAATAATAAAATCATACTCAATTCGGGCACAACAGTTCCCAATCCTTTTGGAGCAAACATCATTGTGGCTCGCGGCACAAGTGCCAACGCCAGTATTGGTTGGAACGAGAGTCTTCAGGCCTGGCAAATCTTTAACGGCGCCACAGTCAGCAACATCGTTACCAGTAGCGGAGCTGGTATTGCCAGTGTGAGCGCAGACACAACGCCTGCCCTAGGCGGAAATTTGAATTTGTCCGGGCATACCATTTACGATAACACTGTGGGCGGCAATGTGCAACTGTCTGCTACAACACCTGGCACAGGCGGTACCGGATTACGAGTTGTGAATACCAGTTACCCCAACTCAGGCTCGGAGCTAATTAACAAAACACGTAGCATAGCCTACAGTATTTTATTTGGATAATAGGAACAAACATGTCATTACAAAACGCATCAATAACTAACACAACGGCCTCTGCCATTTATACCAGTAGCGGAAATAACGTTATATCCACAGTTCATATATGCAACAGCACCAATGCCACAATTTATGCCAATGTATATTTGGTGCAAAATACATTTATAGCAAACGGTGTAAACATAATTTATGGCAATGTGGCAATCAGCGCCTACAACACCTTGATCACACAAGAAAAATTTGCTCTTGGCTCGGGCGATGCAGTGTATGCAAATGCCAGCGCCACTGGGCTATCGGCCACCATCAGCTATATTGGAATTTAACAATGGCAAGATTTCTTAAAAACCCACAACTTGCTCCTGGGGCTACTGGTGCTATATTACCCATAGTTCCAGGCACAGGATACGGCGATGCTCCGGTATCGGGCCTGATACGTTTTAATCAAGCCACAAGTCGTATTGAATTTTTTTACAACGGTGCTTGGAGCCAAGTGGCCAAGATTGGTAGTGTACAACTAGTGGTTGATACATTTTCTGGAGATGGCGTAACCACAACATTCACTATGACACAACCAGAAATTGATCCCACAGCCATTGCAGTTTTCATTGGCGGTGTTTATCAAATGCCAACCACACATTACACTGTGGGCGGGTACACCATAACATTTAACAGTGCACCTCCTCAGTACACTGGTGCTAGCCCAACAACAATAACAGTAATACACAATATAAACAGCACTAACGTGGCTGCCTAGGAGCAGGCATGGCAATAGGAAAAATCAGTGGAACAATGTTACAAGCGAACCTGGAGCGCCAGGGCACCAACCTTTCCATTGACGCAACTGCCTATTTTGATGTAACACACAACCGACTTGGGGTCAACAACTCTAGTCCGCAATACACACTAGATGTCACAGGAAATGCACATGTTGGAAATCTTTATATTCAAGGCAATGCAATCACTACTGATGCTGGATATAAATTAAATTTAGGCAGTATTAGCAACATCAACATCAGCGGCGGAAGTCCAAACTATGTCATCTACACCGATGGCAACGGCAATTTGACTTTTGGTGATATTGATGCGTTACCCGAAGTTTCTGCAATATTGGCCAATATCAATATTGCAAATTTAGAAATTGCCGGAGCAAATGCTGCGATTGTGACTGCAAACAATGCAGTTGTGAGTTATGTAAACTATCTCAATTCGCAAATGATAAGCAATGTGACTGCTGCCAATGCAGCCATAGTCACTGCCAATACCGCAGTTGTCGGCTATGTAAACTATTTGAATTCACAAATGGCTTCAAATGTGGCTGGAGCAAATGCTGCGATTGTGACTGCCAACAATGCCGTAGTCAGTTATGTCAATACCGCTAACTCAGCAGTAGTCAGCTATGTCAATTATCTAGTAAACAACATCAGCACTGGCGGAAACGCCAATATTGCTGCTTTCTTGTCCAGTTATACCGGCAATATTCATGCAAGCAATTTGACCGTGAGCAATGTAATTTATGGCAATGTCACAGGCAGTGTTGCAGGCAATGTCACTGGCTACGTACTAACTTCAGCTCAGCCCTACATCACACAATTGGGCAACTTGTCCAGTTTGGTGGTCAATACTGCTATCCAAAGCAACACAATCACTGCAAATTCTGCAACACTGTCGGGCAATTTGAGTGTGGGCAATATTACTATTACAGGAAATACCTTCTTGCAAAATCTAGTGGTGGCCAACCTAGATTTAAACCAAGGCAATATTATTTCTGGCAATGTCATTAGTAATTTTTACGGCAATATCTCGGCCGATGTGATAACCCCGTACCACACCCCTATTACTGTGTTTAGTTCAAATTCAGCTGTGGGCGTGCCAGTGGGCAATACTGCGCAACAACCCGCAAATCCCGTCAACGGATACTTGAGATACAACACCGATCTTGCCAGTTTAGAGGTATACGGCAACAACGGATGGATGCCGTTGAACAACGAAATCACCAGCCAACCCATCAACTGTGATGGAGTCAATGCCACTTTCACACTAAACCAAGCCAGCACACAGGACGGTATTCTTGTGAGCATAAACGGTACTGTACAACAACCTGGGGTTGCGTACACAGTGTCGGGCAACCAAATCACATTCTCGCAGGTGCCAACCTCGACTGATGTTGTTGATGTACGCTACATTGCAACCACTGTGAGTTTTGGTGCATCCGTAACTGGCAATTTGAGTATTACCGGTAATTTAACTATTGGAGGATTATTATCGGCTCCCCAGTCAACAAAACTCGATAACAGTACAGGTGTTCCGGGGCAAATTGCCTGGGATTCAAATTACATCTATGTTTGCACCGCCACAAATACGTGGAAAAGAGTGTCGTTAACCAGCTTCTAATTACAAATCAGTAATAAATTTTTAACGCTTCTTGCAATACTCACTGCACAGAAGTTTTCTCCGTTTGTACCATAAATACACAATAATACAAAATTAAGGAAATTTATATGAGTACTGGTACGCTGACAAGAATTCAAAATAATCAGATTACTGATAGTACAATTAACGCTCAGTATAAAGTTGCTGCCGGTACTGTTACTGGTAATTTGTTTGCGACAAATTTAACTTTAAACAGTAATATTACTATTCTTGGTAATTTGAGTGTGGCCAATAGCTACACCCAGTTAAATTCAATCAATACATATATTAATGACCCGTTGGTGGTATTTAACAATGGTTACACAGGATCTCCCAGTTACGATATTGGTTTATTAATAAATCGTAACCTACAACCGGTAACTGGATACAATAGCGGAAGCTACAATACTGCTTGGATTTGGGAAGAATCCAGCAACCAATTTCAGGGTATTTTAACAACAGAAACTGGCTCTACTGCCGGAGTTATCAACAATTCAGGATACGCCAATGTGCGTATTGGCAATTTAGTCGCTCAAAGCGGAACAATAGCAAACAGTGTAAGCATTGGTACTACCCTGACAGTGACAGGAAATAGTACAACAGCCAACATCAATGCTCAAGGTGTATACGATTACGGAACTCGTGTTGTGACCACCAGTACAGGTGCAGGTAATTTGACAATATCTGCAAACACTGTGAGTTTGTCGCTGATTGGCCCTGGTGCAACAATATGGGGAGATGCAACTCACATTCCGCAATTGACATTTGATCAATACGGTCGTATCAGTCAAGCCTCAAACGTGGCAGTAAGTACAACAGTTAGCTTGGCCGGCACCAGCGGATCAGGTAGTTTTTCGGGTGGCGGAACACTGACATTTGCAAGTACAAACGGTGTAACTATTGCAGTTGGATCAAGTTATGCCAATATCAGTACACCACAAAGTGTACAAACATCTGCAACACCAACTTTTGCTGGCTTAACTGTTAATGCAGGCAATATTGTAGCCAACGCAGGAACAACAAGCCTAACAATTTATGGAAATGCACTATCAAGCAACACTGGTGTTGTTGGGTTGGGCAGTATCAGCAACGTTGGTATAACCGGCGGCTCAAGCGGATATGCAGTGACCACAAACGGACAAGGTGTTTTGAGTTTTAGTGCTGCCAACGTTATTGTATTAGGCGCAAATGCGTCAGGACAATTGGTATCAAACGCGGTATCGCTAACTAGCACAACAGATGTAACTGATGCTATTGCACAGTTAAACGCAATTCTAGGTAAGTTGACACCAAGCAGTCCTCCAAACTTCCCGGCAACCACACTGACTCAAACTACTGGCACTATCTCAGGATTGATGACTGCATTTACACAAACCGACAACTCGGGATGGGGCAACCTAAGTGTTGCAGGCGGAACCTCAGTCAACGCAACAAGAAGTGCAGTATTCGCTACCAGCACAGTAACCAATTCAGGAACTACCACAACTGGTGGTAATATTCAGCTGGCTATTAATGGCACCATTTGGCCAAGTAATTATCACGCATTGACCGCAAGCCCGTCAAGTGCAGACAACGGCACATATGGTAACTTGGTTGTGTCGGGTGTACAAGATTATCACAATATTGTAAGCACAGTGGCAGCTGGATTCTGGTACGTATTTTCAGCGTCAGTGGCAGCAACCAGCATACCGGCTGGTTGGAATAGATTAAACATAACCTATACTGGCGATGCAGCCTCAACTGGCTACTTGACTTGGTATTATGACGCAAGCTCGCCAACTGCACCAGCATTTAGTGCAACCAGTATTGCATTGAGCAGTAACGTGGTCACTTATTCAAGTACTATTCCGCATTTGAACTCCAGTGCTGGTTTTACAATAAACGGTACAGTGCAAAATTTGAGCGGAGATTTATACTATGCAGCATGGACCAGCACTAGTGCTAACTTCTTCTCAAGTCTTGGTGCAGGTGGTGCTCTACTAGCGCCAGCCAACAGAACATTGGCACAAGTGGGCATACCATTACCATTGACACGTAGCAATACTACCGCTTACACGTTCTCAACAACATCAAATGTCACAACCGGCTTTGGTAGTGCTGCTTCAACACTTGGACCAACACTAAGCGTTTCAACTCCATATGCAACCACTGGTAGTGGACAATTTGCACCAGGTAATATCATATTGTATAAAACAGGAACAACTACACAGATTGAAGAAACCAGTTTAACAAGCAGTTTTGGAACTGCTGCTCGCATTACCAATCCTGACGGTGGTACTGCTGCAGATAATCCTGCATACACAGGAACTGAGACCACATTCAATAGCACATCTAGTACATTGTTGGCAACAGATGCAACTGTAGTTGCTGCAAAATTACAGTACGATGTAACAAACTACAGTACTGGATATTATCCAGTAGGACCCAATTTGAGTTCTGGACGTGCCGCAAGTCAGTACTTTACATTTAAGTTTAACTATGCCGCATTGAGCAGTTTCTATATACACTATACAGGAACGCTGGCTGGATTGTGGATTGCATTACCCGGAGTCACTGACCCAACTTATGCAAGCCCAACTAACGGATGGCTAAATGCAGCAGCAGCTTATGCAGGATCAGGTGTCCCGGGAACAGGATCGGGTGGTAATGGTAGTGCTGGTTGTGCAGTTGGTGGTAACGCAACTCTAAACTCCAACGGCACATACAGTGTAAACGTCACATTTGGATCAGTTAACACATCAACCGCAGGTAATAAGAGCAACGAGGTTTATGTTAGAGTTAAATTAACCAGCGGCCAATCGCTAACCGCATTGTACGTTGCAACATCATAATAA